AATTAATGTCAGGGATTTTCAGTTACCTGAAATTTTGGAATTAACAAAATAATTTGTTATATTAATGAGTATGGACTTACGCAAATTAAACACTCTATTATTTTATTTAGATTGTATTTTTGGGGTTATTGGTATTTTATCAATAACCTCCAAGTTTGTATTACCATCATTAATTCTTTGGTTTGTAACCCACATTTCTTATTTAGTCACCCTAAATTTATACAAAAATAAAATTTGAATATTCCAATAAAAAATATTATAATTTAATTATGTCATCACAAATACAAGAACTTAAAGAATGGATTGAGAAAGAACAATCAACTTTCCCTGAAGAAAATATGACAGATCAGGAAGTTGTTATTTATGCAACTCTTCAATTAGTAAAACGACAAATAGAGTTTATTGTTGAGAGAGATATTGATAAGCGTAAAAATGTTTCATCACCAGGATATTATGGTTGTTAAAAAATAAAAAATATGAAATTTGACTTTAAAGACATTAGTTTAGTACCTAACAAAATTACCCGTATCTCATCAAGAGATAAAGTAAATGCTAGAACAGTAAGAAATTTTTTACCCATTATGGCCGCCCCCATGGATACCGTTGTAAATGTTAACAACGCAAATGAATATGTTATAAACGGTATCATGCCGTGTTTACCAAGATTAGGTGAGGGGGTGTCCCCTAGATTCAATAACGATAGTATGTTTGTATCAATGTCACTAAACGATTTTTCATTTTTCTTAGACGAATATTCTTCATATAAAGGGCACAGCGGTATAATTAAAATTTTAGTCGATGTGGCAAATGGACATATGAGTCATTTACATGGTATTATTCAAAAGTTTATTGACCTTCGACGCGAATTTGGTAAAATAAACGAGCATCAAATTATGGTAGGGAATATTGCAAATCCTGAAACATATGAAGAGTACGCAAAGATGGGTGTTGACTATGTTCGTGTTGGTATTGGTGGTGGTTCAGGGTGTTTAACATCCGCAAACACAGGTGTTCATTATCCAATGGCATCATTAATTGCTGAGTGTTACGTGTTAAAGGTTGAAAACGGATATCAGGCTAGAATTGTCGCCGATGGTGGTTTCAAAAACTATGACGACATAATCAAAGCATTAGCGTTAGGTGCTGATTACGTTATGTTAGGAGGTATATTCAATCAATGTATCGAATCCTGTGGTGATACTAAATTATTCAAATACATCACAATCCCAAATCATATAGCGAAAGATATTTGGTACAGGGCGCCTTTTATGAGAAAGTTTATGTACAAATCATTCAGAGGAATGAGCACAAAAGAAGTTCAAAAAAGTTGGGGAAAAACATACTTAAAAACTTCTGAAGGTATTGTCAAAACAAATAAAATTAATTATACATTACCACAATGGTCCGAAAATTTTGAATCGTATTTAAAGTCAGCTATGTCATATACGGACTCCACGACATTAGAAGATTTTAAAAAATCAGATTACGTGTTCATAACTCAAAACGCATTAAACAGATTTAATAAATAAAAAAATATGTCAAGAATAGATAGATTAAAAGAACAATTCCCAAAATATAATTTTTCGGCAATAGACGCAATTAAGTTAATTGATCCGTCAAATAAAAATACTTATTCTGAATTTTTATTAAAAATATTATCTAGCCCTGATAAATTATCGTATAGATTAGAAGACCAAATTGAAAGATTAGAAAGATATACCGGTCAACCTAAAAGTGTTTTTGAAAATTCAAATAAATTCCAATTATGTTTTTTAATTTGGTTAATGGATATGTTTTTCGATACACGAGATTTATTAGTTCTATCAAAATTTGAAGAATATAGGAATTTAGGTTTAATCCCATCAGTTGATATCAGTAACTTTAAAAGTTTTGAAGATATTCATAGAATTGTTAATGTGACAGATTTAAAAAAGGTTGACAAGGATATGGAAAAACAAATATATGTTGTTTTTGAAGATGAAGAATGGTTACTACTTCGTCCTTTAACACACAAATCTTCTATGAAATATGGTATGGGTACAAAATGGTGTACCACACAAAATGATAGTCCTGATTATTTCCAAAGATACACAGGTGGAGGTATCTTAATCTATTCAATAAATAAAAAAACAGGATTAAAAGTTGGTACTTTTTACAGTTTAGATCCATATAATAAAGAATTTTCATTTTGGGACTCTAAAGATTTAAGAGTTGATTCGATTGTATCGGAGTTACCTTACGATACACTAACTATAATTAAAAACGAAATTAAAAATAATCCAAAATCAAACAGAGATTTATTAGATTTAACCACACAAATTACTGAAGATTTATATTATAATAAATTCCAAAATAAACTTAGAGCAGTGGAGCCCGATACTATATTTATTCGCGAAGATATACAAACAGAATTACCTGTTTCTAATGAAACACTTAGTTACACAATAAATTGCACTTATGATATGTTTGGTAACGAGATTATACCAGATACGACGGATATATCGTGGTAATTAAAGAAGTTTTACTTTAAGTTGTAAATCACCAGTACCTTTAATAACTCTATGATAAACACCTACAGGGATAAAATATTCATTACCCTCGATAAGTTTTACAGGTAACTCATTATCTAATTGTAACATCCAATCAGTTTTGTGAAGGGGTGTTACAATTCGATCTTGTTCATCCCAATGCCATTTCAGCTCCATCTCATCCGTATTCTCACTAAAAATTCTTTCCCTTACATTACCTTTAACCTTTTCATCAAAAGGTAATTCTTTTTTTTCTTCTCTCAACCATCTATGATGGATGAAACCCTGTTCATCTTCACGCTTAAGAACACGTTTGTTTAAATGTATGTTTTGTAGACTCCAAGGAATACCTAAATACTCTAAAAAACTACCTGTTTCATTATAAATGAATTCTCTTACTGACTTTGGTACGTCCAAAAGTTTATATGGTTCGGTGTCAATAAAGATGGTGTATATTTTACTATCAGGATACTCTTCAGTTTTAATATCATGTACAGATAGTTCAATGTCGAAATCAAATTCTTTTTTTATTTTAGGGGATAATGATTTATTAAAAAATTTTAATAAATGTTTTTCTAATTCAACCCCTGACATACCTTTTTTACTCATACTACCAAGTTCTTGAAGATTTAAGTCCTAATTTTTTTCTGTATCTTGAGACATTACAACTCCAATATCCTGCGGTTGTTCTGTCTTTCTTTTGTGAACATTTATGACGAGCTCTAAATGATTTTGCCCTAGCTTTACTTGCATTTCTAACTCTCATGTTTGGATCACCAAACGTAACTTTCTTTATTGTCCCTTTTGGTGTTTTAACATATACTGCGAATTTTTTAGGTCCACCTGGTGTTCTAAAAGGACTATTAAGTTTAACATTCTTTCCATGGTGTTTAGCCTCATCTATTTGTTCAGGTTCTTCAATCTCAAATGGTGCGTCCAAAAAAACGATATCCCCATTAGGAAGTTTTGCCGTCTTACCTAAATCAGATTCAATCAACCAAATATCTTCTTCTCCTAACTCAATTTTACTGTCATTATATAAACCCCTAACTTCATTTATCAAATTAAAAAATGAATCTGAATAAACTCTGAAAACATTTTCAGAAATTGATATGTTCTTTTCAATATGGTATTTTAAATCTTTCGATACTTTAGTATTTTCAGTTAACACCATTCTTTTTTCAACATCCTCTTTGAGAACTTGTTTGATTAGTTTTTTTAAACTATTTTCCATAATAAAATATCTTTATCAAATAAATATCGTATATTTTACTTATCTTTGTATCATTATGGAAAAAACATTGTCAACTCAAGAAAGAATATTATGGTTCATACAAAATTATTATGAAACCGGTATGGAATATGATATCCTCAAAAAAACTTTAACTGATTCTGATTTAGATAATTTTGAATGGTATGGTAAAAAAATTACAATACCAAAAAAAATATCATACACTGATGTTCTTAAAAAAGAACACGTTTTGATTATTACAACTTCATCAATCAAGAGTAGATTAAATGAATTTGTTCCAATAACACAAGCTAGGGAACATACTAATTGTAGTATTGATTTTGCAATTAAAGTTTTAGAATCGTTGGATTCAATGGACGATGTTTTAACTATGATTGAGAACTTAAAAAAAATGAAAAATGCATAATATAATTGATACGATTATTGGATTCTTCAGAATTTACCTACTTGTTAAGGTGGGGTATCTTTTAACTATGTGTTATTTTTATCCGGATCAGTATAATGTCTTGGATTTAAGATGGTATATGTATTTTTTTATCTTTGATTCTTGGGTAATGAGAGCTCAAGAAAAATATCATAAAGTTGACAACAATAATGATGAAGTAAAAACTGAAAATTAGTTTTCAGGTTTTAAAACAACCATAGCTTCAGGGTATTCAACATCTAATACCTGATTATTTTTTCCCTCGTATGGTATGTTTTTCAAGACATATCTAATTGAGTTCAAACCTGAAACTCTTTTGTCTATAGCATCTAAAACAACCCATGGATTGTTTAAAGTAGATGTTTTGTCAAACAATTTGTCTTTATATTCGGTAAATTTATCCCATAAATCTTGCATTTTTGCATCATTTGGAGAGTATTTCCAATACTTTATTGGCGATTTTTGTCTCATTTGGAACCGATTAGATTGGGTTTCTTTATCAATTGAGAACCATAATTTAAACAAGTAATCACCATCTTTGGTTAACCCTTCTTCAAAATTTGCAACATCATTCATAAATTCCTCGTATTCTTCAGGTGTTCCGTAACCTGCAACAGGTTCCACTAAACCTCTGTTATACCAACTTCTGTCAAATAAGTTAATTTTGCCTTGATCAATTTTAGATCTATATCTACCCCACCAATTTTTTCTTTCTTCTGGTGTTGGAATTCCCAAAGCTATAACATTGTATGATCTTGGATTAATGTTCTCAACAAATTTTTTGATTGTTGATCCTTTACCGGCACTGTCTCTACCTTCAAATACAATAATAACAGTTTTACCTGTTTTATTTAACCATTCAGTTAACTTATTTAATTCTACTTGTAATAAAAACAATTCTTTACGATATGTTTTCTTTGGTATGATTGACGGTTCTTCAGGTTCAAACAAATAATCATCTATATCAGGAATTATATCATATTCTGCCCTTTGTCTTTTAGATAATGATTTAAATATCTGTTTAAAATATGTTTCAACATTTTTTTTGGTATTACCTTTTATCTTTAAAATCTTATCAAAACCTCTCTCTAATAAACTATAATCAATTAATTGTTCATCACCTAATTTAATAATATCGTCTAATGTTTTTTCAATTGATTTACTGTATAAGTTATTTTTTGTTAAGTTATCGGTAATAGTTTGCATGTGTTCTTCTTTAGATCTACTATCTTCATTGATAGTAACACCCATAATTTCACTAATCCTTTTTAATTCACTTAATATTTCTTTCATCGTTTAGAAGATTTTCTGAAGTAAATATATAATAAAAAACAGAATCCCGCTGCGGAATAGAAAATTGCGTCCGTAATCCAATAAGAATCTGTCCAATCTAGAATCATTTTGAAAAGAAAATCGAACCCAATTGGATTGAAGAATACTGAAGACATTAGAAAGAATGTCGCCAAGTTTTTGTGAAATTGATTTCTCCAAGTCACTATTTTTTTCACCATTATCCATTTTTATTGGTTTAACGTTTATTTCTTACTAATTTTTATCTATAAATATATTAATACTAAGTAATTTCACATTATTAATGTATTTATACTAAAAAGATATTATGAAAATAGCTATAAGTGAAAGACAATTGAGACTCATTCATAAATTATTGAATGAACAAGAAACTTCCGAACCAAAAGAACAGAAACAAAGATGCCATACCGAAAATGTAGTTTCATTAGATGAAATTGTTGGTGACAATGATGATTTTGAGGATTATGCACCAACAATTAAAAAAAGAAGGTCAGGCGTTAAAGCTTTAACTGACTCATTAGAGTTAATGAAGAACTTACACCTTCATTCAGGTATTAAAGATGATGGTGCTCATTTAGCATATGATTTGTTGGGGAAATTAAATACGTTTAAAAACAAAAATTATTTTGATGAAACTAATAATGGATGTTTATCGGCAATGGATAAAGTAATTGAACTTTATAAAGAAGATGAACACGGAGAAGAATTAGTTAAAGATATTGAGAAGGTTATGGGTAACACCAAAAACCAAAGAACCAAAGAATACTTGAAACAATGCTTAGCCGTAATTAAAAGCCGCGAATAAGATATTACCCTCAACTGAGGGGACTTAGGGCCGTTCCAGTTATGGAACACTTAAAAGAGGGACTGCTACTCCCTCTTTTTTATTTGTAACATATTTATAATTAAATTTAAAACTATGGCAGCAAAATCAAAAACAACTTCATCAGAAAAAGTCAAATTCGGAAGTAGAAGATCAGGTAAATTTAAAAAAAGATTAGGACCTAAAGAAAAGTCATCAAAAAAATATCAAGGACAAGGTAGGTAATTAATTATTTTTTTGTATCTTTGTGGTATGAATGATACTTGGGGTTTATCTCACAGATTTATTTTATCCTTAAAAGAAGGTGATACTTTCTTTTTAGGGGAAAAAGAACATAAGGTGATAAAAAAAACTTTATCCAAAATTACGTTATTGATTGATGGTGAAAAGTTTAACATCTTAATGAAAAAATGCGATAATTTCTTTTATCTTCATTCAAGAAGTGTTAAATCAGGTAATCGATCATATCCATTAATTAATCAATTATTACGTGACATAGAAGGGTATATCATATACCTAATCCATGTTCGTATTTTGGGTAATAAAGAAAAAAAGTTTAAAGAAATTCTTGATAGAAATTTAACAAATTAAAATAAAGTATCTATATTTGTAATGTGATTTGGTTGACAATAAGTCGTAAAACTCTGGTTTCCAAAAAAACATCACAAAAAACTTGACAAAGTATTAGAAAATTTCTTATCTTTGTAATGTAGAAAAAAAAGACCGAGGGTTTAGGTTAGTATGGTTCGGAGATATTCGAGACAATGTTGGTCCCCTCGTTAAATAAAGAAAACAATGTCAACACATCTGCGCGTAGTGTTAGTAGTGGTTCCTTATACCTCTCTGTCGAGTCCACAACGTTAAGTATGACTCCTAAATAAAATAAGTGTGGGTTTACTGGGTTTCCCCAAATAGAAACGTTGGTGTGTCTTACCGATACTGGGTGTGTCTAACCAACCATAAAAACAAGACAACAGGATCGACGGATCCAACTACAAAAAAGGGAGCGACGGCTCCCTTTTTTATTTAAGTAAGTATTTATAGTAAAAAAAGACTATGAAAGAATTTATAACAAAAATGTTCTCTGCCGATGGTGAGATATCATCAAAGAGAGTCGCAAGTTTATTTGTATTACTAAATGTAGTGGTGTTAGCTTATGTTGCATCATTCAAAAATCAAGGAGTGTTACCTGATTATATGTTTAACGCTCTTTGTCTTATTGTAGGTGGTGGTTTAGGTTTAACATCATTAGAAACTATCTTTAGAAAAAAAGACGAAAACAAAGACAATCCACCAACGGAATAATGGCAAAAAAAAACAAACCGAAAATTGTTGCGGTTTCAATGAATGACAAAGAAAGATTAATTGAAATGGGGAATAAAGTCAGAGACGGATTTGCCATAAGGCAATATTACGCTTCTGACTTTTTTTATTATGAAGAATACGAGGAATCTATTATACCCAAGAAATCTAAATAAAACTTATTCTATTTTTTAATTTTTCATCAATGATATCTCTCATTTGGATAAGTTCATCCATATTATAATCTGAAACAACATTTTCAAAATTTTCTTTCATTAATTTTTTAATGATAGTATTTTGTTCAGACATTTCGTTATAGTTTTTAACAGGTATGATGGAACTAACTTCCCAATCGTCAGTTTGTGAATCCAAAATATCTTCATCATAAAAATCACAGTCCCACGCAGAAAAATTGTCGGAACTAGTATATCCATCAGCCGATCCATGGGAATACGCATACATGTATTGTTTACCCCACTCAACATACCATTTTGTACCTGTAAATTTAATATCAATCTCGTATTTTGAAACTTTAGGTCTTTTTAACTCAAATTCTAACGTATCAAATTTGGACATTTCTTCTGAATTCAATTTTAACGTCACCCAAAAAAAATCAATATCAATATCATTTAATTCTAATCCAAATTTTTTCAAACTGTCTTCAACTTTATTTGCTATTTCACTGTCATAAGAATTATTCCAACCCTCATCTAATAATTCCTTAGTGTCGTTGTACAAGTATTTTAAAAACTTGAACAGAGATTTGTCGGACAGAGTTTCGTATTTTGATTTTATTGGTTCTTCCATTAATAAACTTTTTTATTTTTATAAATATTTATAACTATGAAATTGTTACATTTACTTACTGAAGAAATTGATAAACAACTATTGTTGAATTATCTATATCAGATGGATTACAATAAAGAGGATGCGATTGAAGAGTTAAAGAACCTTTTAAGGTATATAAAAGGCTTACCTCCATTTTTAACACTATACAGAATTGTTAGAGTTGATGATGAATCTGATATTGATAAAGATTCACTTGGGTCACACTATTCAACAAATAAAAAAGATTTGATTGGCAATAACTCATACGCTGATGGTTACGGTGAGAAAAGGTTTTTGATTAAAGTGAAGGCTCAGAGAGAATTGGTTGATATCAATCAAACATTATCTAATAATATTTTATATCCCAACGAAAACGAAATCACACTAAAGAAAAAAGGTAAAGGTGTTAAGATATTAAAAATTACAGAATTTTAATAATTTTAATTCAAATCTTTTTCCAAACTATAATTAATACCAAAACTCACACTTTGAATTAATCTGACTTTTGAAAAATTAATGTAGTTAAGATTCTGTTCAATTACAAAACTGACAGGACGACTCGGTAACAAAATTAATTGACTCTTACCATATATAATGTAGTCATTTAAATCACTAAATGCCGGTTGATAGAAATATTCAAATGATATATTAGCCAATTTTCCCTTATATTTAGCTTTACCTCTCAAAGAATTTCTAAAAAACCCATCTTTTACTCCGTTTGTAAAGGTTTTTTTATCATATATTACCGCATAAGATATGGAATATTTAAATTTTTCGTTATTGTAGAACTTTTTACCCCCTCCAATACCAACCCAATGTTCATTTTTTATATCCCTGATAAATGATTTGTTATACTGCATGGTGATAAAAACATTCATTTTTTTACCCTCAAAACGTATATTTTCACGTAAATTTAACTCATTTTCAGACATTCTTGGTGAATAAACCAAACTATAATAAGGGACAAAATCAAATACAAAATTTTTATATTGTAATGTATTCGATCCGTTTATCATTACTTCCGACTGATTACCAAACTTAGTTGTAGAATGAGTCCCTGTTATTGAATTATCTAATTGTAATTTTTTTTGTCCTAAAGATATTATTGGTAAAGTTATGATAACCAATAATATGAATATTTTTTTAAAGTTTGTTTTGATTTTCATAACCTATAAATATCTATTATCATTAATAAATATGAAGGGTATTTTTACTGAAACATGATATTTATTGGTATGTTAAAACATAAAATTAATAAAAATAAAATAATACAATTATGCAATTATCAGAACATTTAAGCTTAAATGAAGTGACAACTTCAGGAACCGCTAAGAGATTGGGTATTGACAATACTCCACCCCCTGAACATTTAAACAACCTAAAATTGGTTGCCGAAAACGTATTTGAACCAATTAGAAAACATTTTGGTAAACCTATCAAGGTATCATCAGGTTATAGATCAAAAACTCTTAATTCTGCAACTCCAGGTGCCTCTACAACATCTCAACATTCGACAGGGGAAGCATTAGATCTAGATCAAGATGGAACGACTACAGGTATCACAAATAAAATGGTATTTGATTATGTGAAAGATAACATTAACTTCGATCAACTAATTTTAGAATATCCTGACGAATTTGGGACACCATCGTGGGTTCACGTGTCTTGGGAATCAACAGGTAAACAAAGAAAACAAATTTTGATAGCTACAAGAGAAAATGGTTCACCAAAATACTACCCATTTACTTTAGAAAACTATAAAAAAGTTTCCCCTAAAATGAAGTAATGGTTATCTATATCACTACAAATATAATTACAGGGAAAAAATACATTGGACAAGATTATTTTAATAACCCAAAATACATGGGATCGGGGTTTTTACTAAAAAAATCTATATCTAAGTATGGAATCGAAAACTTCAAAAAGGAAATTTTGGGATAGTCAGAAGGAGTCTTTACATACATTAAGGATTAATAAAACATCTATCAATGAATGTATTAAAGGTAAACAAAAACAGGAGGAGGCGTTGCCATTAGGTAAGTCTGTGATTCCTGAAGATCAACCATATTTAGTGGTTGGGTAGTTCACTTGGGTATCGTTCTTAAAAGCAAATCCTGCCCGAGAGCAGGATCCACCACCTTTATATAATTTATAAACAACGTAAACGGGTTGTTTTAATTCGTAATTTACGAAGGATTTATAAACACCATTGTTTAGTACTGTGTCTATTTTTTGTGAAAATACGTTTAATGATATTAAGGTTAATAGTAGTGTGAATAACTTTTTCATTTGTCGAATTCTAAATCGATTGGTTTATTACTATACAAATAATCGGCATCCAAAGCACTTGCGTTAATAAATATAATATCATCGATTTCTCTCATACCATAACCTTCGTGAATGTGTCCAAACAAATGTATTTTTGGTTTCACCTCAAACACTCTTTTGTATAAGTCCTCGCAACCAACAATCATTCCTCTTTCAGTGCGATCTAAAATCCCGTGAGGAGGTCCGTGAGTAATTAGGATATCAACATCGTCAGGAATCATTTTCCATTTCTTAGCAATTGCCTCACCTCTATGTACGTTGAACGCCCAATTGTTGAACCACGGTTGCCAAGGACTACCATAAATTTTAATACCGTCAATTGTTACACTGTCATCTTCCAAATAGGTAATACCTTCAGGGATTTCAATTCCAGGTTCATTCGAGTGTCTAATATCCTCAAATCCAAAATCGTGATTTCCGGCAATGAATATTTTATGTTTGTACGGTAATTGTCCAAACCAATCCATAAAATCTTTTATCTCAGTAGTTAACCCTCTATTACTAATATCACCAGCGTGAATTATCATGTCACCACCAGACATAAGATCTTGCGTCATTTTATAGTGTTTACCGTGAGTATCTGAAATAAATGTCAATTTAATCTTTTCCATTTTTTATTTTTTTATTACCAAATGAATGTTTTTTACCTGTGAGTGATGTACAATTTTCAAAATGCCATCTCACCATACAACTAGATCTACCAATTTTATCACAATGAGGACATTTAATTGGAGTTTCATTTCCACTATGAGGTTTTCCTTTACCCATTCGTTTTTTTATTCTCTCATCATACTTTTCAACTGTTAAACTATCCCAATATTTTTTAACACCATTTCTCCTTTTATTTCGTTCAATATCCGCATTGACAATACCATGAATTTCTTCATACGTTTTATTTGATAGTTTTTTCGATATCTTTTCTTTTGTTGCTTCAGTGTGATTACTTTTGAATCCATCTCCACCTTCCGTTAAATTGACTAAAATACCTCCGTTATTTTTTCTACCATAAAACTTAATTAATTCTTTTTCTTTTTCACATGCGTCTAACCATGATAGACATTCAAATAAAATGTTTACACTGTAATCAGTTTCTTTAATGGTTTTATACCAAAGGTAATTCCTGTCGACTGTTGATTTAGCTCTCTTATATTTTAATTTACCATCATTCAATTCGTCGTCACTTCCTATCCCAATATAGAAAACTTGATTGTTATCTAATCTTCTGTGTTCGTATACATATGCCATAACAATAAATAGTTATGGTTCCACCAAAGTTCAATCATTCCCACCAATGTTCTATATGTTTATTCAATATGTTAAATAATAATTTTTTCGCCTTCTCATGATTCATTCTACCTATCTGAGCCGCCATAAGATGACTTGGTAATTCCTCACCATTTTTTTTCACAACTTTCTTATAAGTGTTTGGATACTTTTTGAAGTAATCCTCTAACTCATCTCTAAGAGTTTCAGATTCCATAGTATAATAACAATCCCCGTTCTCATCTTTATCTTCAGTCGGAACAAATGTGAATTTTATATCTTCAAAATCCATGTGTTCCATATTATAGAAGTCATCTTGAACACGTTGAATTAGTTTCACACAAGTTCTCATACGAGAAACTTCATTCTCCCAACCTACAAACCACTTTCTACTCTCAGTATAGTTTGCAGTGTTCTCAATCTTGAATTTAAGGACATCAAATATAAAACTCTGATCGTAATCTCTGTCTTTCCAAACAATCTTAAACCATTTAATAAGGTTCTTCACCCCATTATAAATTGTATAATGAGTGTATCTACCTTCAAATCTCCACCAAAGGGAGATTTTTTCCCAAGTAGTTAGTTCTTTATCAAAGTCGTGTTTTATCATACAGCAAATATAGTAAAATTTATGTAAAATACAAAAAAAAAGACCCATTTTCGGGGTCTTTTTTAGTTTGGAGATATATATCCCGAAAAACGGGGTAATAAGGGAGTGTTTGATAAATATATCAAACTTTTAAAAAGTATCAGTTTTTACTTAAATTATCAATATTTTTTTTATAAATTCTTGTTTTTACCTCTTCTAACCCCTTTTTGAAAGAAATTTCCCCCTCAAATAACTCAGAAATCAATAAAAATTTATCAATAGGGATGGACTTACCCCACTTCTCAACCAATTGTTCATAACAATTTTCGGCAATTTCAACCTGATTTAATGTTTCGCAAGAGTTAAGTACTGATAATACCCAATCAAGATCTCTTTTATAGTTTTCAATTATCATCATACGATTCCGTTGTTTTTAAGGTAAGAATAACAAGTTCTGTAGTATTTTAACTCCGCCTTATAAGCCTCCACTTCTAATGGATTGTTGTCATAACCAAAGTTTTTTTCCAACTTTGTATACTTTCGATAGTTTTTCTTGTTTGGCATCTGAAGAAAGTGAGTGTATTCATGAATAACACTTCTAATTAACATAGATTTACTGTCAATCATGAATGGATAAATTGTCATTTCTCTATCTACCGAACAAAAATAAGCAAAACAATCTGAATTACGAACATATGATATGTTTAAATCAGGTAATTCTCCGTTTTTTAATGGAGTTCCAAATTTATTGACACACCAGTTAAATGTTTCTTCTATAATTCGTTTCGCGTTTTTAACGGGTAATTTCTTGTTCTTAGTTTCCATAATATTTCTCCGATTGTCTTACAAAGGTACAAAAAATATTGTTACAAAACAAATAGAGCTACTTTTTATTGGTAAATCAACCCTAAAAATTGGGGAAATTCTTTTTGGAACTTTTTTAACAATATTCCAGCTTTAATGTTAGCATAATTTTCTGACTTTCCGCCAATATTTTTTTTAAACTGATCATTAAATTTTTGATACTGATATTCATGTGTCCATTCATGGATTAAAGTTCTTAAAACATCAATTAACATCCTACCTTGTGATAGAATTTTAAGAACATGTTTATCAGTTCTAGATCCTGTTGTCATATACCCAACTCTTTCCCCTAAAAAAACAATTTGAAAATCTTGAGTTAACGGTTCATCTTTTTGAATAAATTTAATTAACTCATGTATCACTTCTTTTTGTTCTTTACTCAAACCTGAGTTGTCATATCTAACTTTTACCGTCATAACTGATAAATATTTACAATTATTGTTATGTGTTTTATATTTTAATAAAAAAATAAATATGAAAGCAAAAATTACAACAACAATCAGAATTGCGTTAGGTTTACTATTATTAGTATTTGGACTTAACCACGTATTAAACTTTATCCCGATGCCGGCACCTCCTGAAGGATCCTTATCTTATTGGGGAGGAATTATGTCAGCTAAATTTATCATTCCTACAGTGACGATAATTGAGGTTTTGGTTGGTTTATCATTATTACTTAATAAGTACACAAAATTATTCTTATTATTAATGTTACCGGTTACTTACAATTTCTTTATGTACCATTTGATTTTAGATCCGACGAGTATTGGTGGGGCGGCGTTAATCGCAGTGTTACATTCTTATCTTCTTTATAAGAATTATGATGATTATAAATCATTAATTAAATGATCCATAGTTCTTTAAATAAAAAAATCCCCAAGAAATTGGGGATTTTTTTATTTCTTCCATTGATTAGGTATTTTAAAATCATCCAACATGTCCATGACTTTTTTCATGTCAGTCATAGTTGACTTAGACATTCCAATTGGCTTGATAAATTTTTTGTATATAAAATAACCGATAATTCCCATACCAACAAACATTACAATGTTGATGATTACTAAAATTGTTAACAATACTTGTGTCATAATTTTTATTTTTTTAGTAAATGTACATATTAAATTCTTGTGAATATTCCCCCCAACTCGACATGATTAAACATCTGTAATTACGATTTGGATAAATATAATAATAATCTACGTAGGTTGTTACGGGTGAAATCCAAAAATCGTCAGAAACTTTTACCCATCTTTTACCGTGTACATTAATATTACCCGTACTATTTTCGATTAACAAAAAGTAATAATCTCTACCACTTCGATATGTGTCAGTAAATCTGATGTTAATACCACTACCAATTTGATAGTAACTATAAACATTAATTAACTGATTATTATAATACGAAGGATTAGCGTTGTAGGCATCATCGGTGTAGATACAAGAACTAAACCCAAATGTTACAAATAAAGTTACGAGTAATATTTTGATATGTTTCATATTACAAAGATACAAAAAAAGTAATAACCTCCAAATTATTTTTTAGATTTTATTGACCAAATTACAGATACCACAGAAATCAATAACCCTGAAATCGTCTCAAGTGTCGTAGAATCAATGATTCCATAAACCATCAATATTGTCCCTAACCCAGTAAGAAAGTGTCTTACAACACCTAATAATTGTTCTAATGTCATTTTCATATGTTTTTTATTTATAAATACTTTGGTTTTTAACAAAAATTTACTATTTTTGTAGTGTTAATATATCAAACTAAAACTATGTCACAAACTATCTCTTACGCATTCCTTATGTTATGTGGTTCTATTATCGCATTTTTCTTCATCAATTCATTAATAATGAAACACATACCAAAAAATACCAAGTTTTATTCTTGGTGGGTAAAGTACGTATGTGGTAGTATTAATTAAAAATAAAAATGGAGGATAATAACCTCCATTTTTATTATCTATTACCTAATGCCTTTCTAGTCTCTTTTTTAACGGTTGGATCATTAAAAGAACCGTTTTTTCTTGGTGTTACGTTCCTACCGTAAATTTTATTATTTGAAAATTTTCTTAAATTCCTATTTTGGTAAGAACTATAATTTGGGTTTTGTGTTCCACAAGATGTTAAAAACACAACAATTGATAAGTATATAATTTTTTTCATAGTTTAATTATATAAAAAAAAATTAATTAATCAAATTATTGTTTACCTAATTTTTTCCAACCCGTATCTTCCCAAATGAATGGGAAAATTCCGTGTACGAATAATTTTAAAGCAACAACTAACGCTCTAAAACCATATTTGTACGCTAATTTCAGGTGTTGGAAGTAAGTATAACCATTATCCTTTAAATGTTTCATATACATAAATATTATATTTATTGTTATATTTAACTTATGCAAAAAGCTTTGGAGTTTGTTATCAACAAAAAATTTAAGGAAGATCTCAAAACTTTATTTGGTGAGGGAACCAAGATACAGATTAAAGATTGTACTTATTCCACAACAAGAAAAATGGTGGTAATAAATTCTACTTTGTTGGTTAAAGAAATTGATGAGTCATCAGTGTCTGTTTGGAAAGACGCAATGGAAATGATGATAGGAGAATCAGTTGAGTATTTTTGTCTTAATATTCCAATAAGTGTTGTGTCAAATTTAGATATCTTGTTGGATTGACATAATTGGTCTCTTGTCTCGTAGAACTTTCAGGTTACCTTCACAAAAAAAAGTAGGGATAGTTTCTCCAAACATTTTATCATACCAATCATTAATATCACGATGAATTCTTTCTTTAACTGTCATGTTTCTTTTCTTTGACAGAAAACGACTATAAAGATTAATAATTTTTAAATTAATTGGTTCTTTGAATTCCACATCATCGTAAACCACTTTCACTTTTATTTTATTTTTTTCGTAGTGTGTGGTTATTGAAAATTCATAATGAAAAGTAACAACTATACCATAAGAAAGATCTAAAGTTCTTTTACCACTTTCTTTGTTTTTAAAATATTTTTTTACCTTTGTAAGTTGTTTTTTTGTCATTTCAAAAACATAATAATCAAAAAATTTTATTATCTCAATATTTCCCTAAAATTTCACGAATTTCTTTTATTTTTAGTTCACATTTAAGATAAACTGCGGGTAGATAAAATGAAATAAACCATTTTTTCAAATCTTCAGAAGTTTGAAAAGGGGGTAAATCAAATAATTCAATTTGTGAGTAGGGAGATACTCCATTACCGTCCCAATCAAATAATTCTCCTCTTCCTGGTTCATATTCATAATCCAAAGGGATATATGAGTTTGCATCCCAAAAAGGAGTTGCCGCAACCTGAAAAGAGTCAGGATTTTCATCCATCAATTTCCAATATAGTACACCAGTACCCCAATCCATTTCTAAACTATAATTTTTATATTCAGTTGGAAGTTGATTGTATAAAAACATATCGAGTATAATCGCATACGCTTCTTTGGAAGTAATGTATCCCGGAAACTTGTCAGATAAATTCCTGATTGGTACGCCTGTTAATTGACTGGTTTTTTCCAAACCTATATTTTTTATCAATTTCTCAATTCTATTAATTTTGTCTGACTCCAAAATTAATTTAGATTGTGATTCCTTTATAATGTACTTCATACTTGATAAATATTAGTTATAATATATTTATATCAATATGAGAAATAGAATTAAAGAATTGATACAAGAGGCACTTGGTGTGCCATCAGGAATTGTAGATTCGGCAAAAAAAATTTTTACAAATTTATCATCACAAGTAAATAATGTTGATATAGACAGTCGGGATTCGGAATATTTTTTTGAAATAGAAGAAGATATAACAATATCAGATGTGACATTTGACGGTGTTAACTTTACAATAACGTGTCACGAAGACGATGATTATGGATATATTGTAATTGCCGGTTATCATGTGGCAACAAGAGGAAAAAAATCGGATGTTTCCCCAATTATACATTACGAAATACCAACTACATTAAACATAGAAATGGTAATTCTTGCCCCTTCAGATTTCACATTCAACGATATTATAGAATTGTTTAAAACACAAAAAACAGAAATTATTAAAAGTTTAACTCATGAGTTAAAACATTCTTTTGATCAGGTAAAAAAACCTTTTGAAAAAACATCTAATTCTGCAGAATATTCTGTTTACTCAAATCTTAGACTTGGGTTAGAACCTATAAATAGGTTATTACATTATATGTATTTTGTAACTTTAACCGAAAGTTTGGTTAGACCTTCAGAGTTAGCTTCAATAATTGACATTGAAAATATTAGTCAACGAGATTTTTTGAAATTCTTGACATCAAATTCTACTTATCAGAAATTAAAAGAAATAAATTCTTTTTCTATTGAGGAATTGAAAGAAGAATTGATGGGGTACATACCTGAGATAACTCAAATATTAGAACAATTAAATGAACCTACAAATATTTCAGATAAAGAAAAAATTGATTTGTTTCTAAACGTTTTTTTAATGACTCTTAAAAACGCTAAAGCTAGAGAACTTGCTGATATGTTAGTTAGTAACTTCATGGAGATGGCTACAGGTGTTTTTCACCCCAATAAAGAAAAGTATTTCAAACAATTTATAAAGAAATTAGAAAAATTCAAAAATGCTCAACAATTTTTGGAATATCAAGAAAAATATTTTAAATTTGTAACAACTAAAGTTATGAAGAAACTATCAAAACTATACGCAATGGCTAAAAAGGACAATACAAATGAATCTATTGAGAATTGGGAAGCGTATCACAAGATAAACAAACCCAAATACACCGAA